CCACTCATTATTTTATTGGTCAATGCATTCTATTGGGACACGTCATCAGGAGACTGTAAACATGTCAAATTTATCGGGCCAAATTATTGCAACACCGGAATTCGAAGTAATTTCTATTGGCGCTGCACGCGGCTGAATTATTATGAAATTTAGTATAGTTTTAGTTATGTAACATACCCTAATCAGTATAGTAGTCATCACTTTTTTATGTCAGCAACCATTATACCTAACTTGTCACACCTTAATTTTCGTGGAATTCAATCAATTTTCGCATAAAAGGCGGGAAATAAAACCTGGATTTATCTAGGAATTAGTATGAGCAACAAGAGTGTGAGTGATTATTATAAGAAATCAGAGAAGAGGAAAGCAACACCAGAAGAACAACCAGAATGTATCGAAATTCCAGCTGGCGCAACCCATATAGGTCACTTTTTAGTCCCCGTGGGTTTAATAGGAGGTCATATCCTGTATCTAGGCTTCGCAAACCATACGGAGTGCGTGGGTTCTGGGCTGGTAGACGATCTACATATCGAAGAGTAACAACAAATGTACGCACACCAAATAATAGGTTAATTAGAATGACTTATAGTGTTCCTGAGAAGAAATTTATTGACACAACTGGTACAACTAATGTTCCAGAAGTAGGAACACTTTCATTACTGAACCCATTAGGACAAGGAACTTCAGTAATTACAAGAATAGGACAAAAAATAATAATTCGTTCAATTGATTTAAGAGTAAGAGTGAGTGCTGCACCACCAAGTGCTTCACCCTCATTATACCCTAATATGGTACGAGTATTGTTAGTATGGGATAATCAACCTAATGGATCATTAGCTAATGCATCAGACATTATTGAAGATTTAACTGCTGGTACTGGAGTAATTTCACCACAGCAAAAGATTTATATTACAAGATTTAGAATATTGTGGGATAAGAAATTTATGTTAGCAAACATGCCTACGGCGGACGCAGTAACTGCTAAACTTAATGACTATGATCAGTATTATAAAAAGACTAGACTACAAGTAGGATATGCAGATAGTAACAATGGTGATATAACTGATATTATAACTGGAGCACTTTATTTATTAGCAGTTGGACAACATAGTGCTACTGCAAATCAAGGAATACTTGAATATTTCTGTCGTATTAGATTTTACGATAATTAAATGTGTTCATCACAATAAAGATCACTAATGTGAATCGGACTCCCATTCGTATCACGAATAGGTTGAGTAATTATTTCATAATCATTGAATGATTTTAATTCGATAACCCTAAGTCTACTCATTAATGGGGCTAAGTCTGCATCACTTTTCTTATGATATACTTGTTGAGGAGTATAATTGGAGAGAATGAAACATGGAATATTTTTCTTTTTAATTCTTCCTCCAATAACATATTTTCCTGGTAAATCCATTCTTGATCCTTGAAGAAATTCATTGAGAAATTGAATGGTTAATTGACCCTTGAATTCATCAATATATGCAAAGTCAAACATAGCATCATCCCATTTTGCATGATCATTATTCGTGGGAATATGGTATCCTTGCAAGCCTGCTTCGAAGAGCTTTGAAATTATAGTAGTCTTCCCCACATTGGCGAGGCCGTGAATCCAGAACTGAGGAGTCTTGAATGGAAGGGTACAAATTAAATCATACTCATAGTTATTGATAATAAAATGACAATATTGAGGCTTTGATGCAACACGAAGTTGTAATTCTCTTTTTCTTTCAAAATCATATGCAAGTTTTTTAACATTTGAAGAATGCAACACCATATACGAACCAAGTGATTCATCATCCATTATATCTTCATAAGTTTTCCCATTTTTGAGGTGACTGAATATCACTCTGGAAGGTCCAAGTTGATTTTCGGACTTCCTTTTTTTATTTTCTTTTTTCTTCTGGTATTCTTGAAGGACTTGAGATACATCAATCGCATGTGCAACATACTCATTCTCCTTTGTAATATACGCAATTGCTGCTTCTTTAAATTTGACCTTCTGATAGTTTCCTCTCTTTCCTGCAATGAAATCGAAGTAGGAAGGAGACCTAACATTGAAATTTCTTGGTGATTCAAGATAGATATGTAAGTGGCTATGTCCATCTTTATGCTTTTCTTTAGCAACAATAGCTGAGCAATTTCTTGTCTTAAGAGATTCCTTGATGCGGGCCAGAACCTGTTCTTTATCCATCTCACACTGTGGAAATGTGATAAATACACGTTTACAATTGAGCCTGAATTTAGCTTGATTTTGTATTGGTGATAAACCATTATCAGCTAATATGGAAGAGGGGTCCTTTTCCGTGAGGGTAACAACTGATGGGTTTTCCAGACTCGATGTGGAAGTAGTGCTCGTCGTGGTAGTTGTCATATAAACAATTTTTAATTATCACCCTACCGTGACTTATTTGCTCGAAATAAAACTCGTCAGAATCAATGAGGTATTTTGAAATAGCGGTATCCAACCAGTGATGGTGAGTAGTACCAAAAGTAGAACCAAAAGAGCGATCGTAAGCAACAAGGCGTCTTTTTGAGCCAGATTTATAAACACAGTAAGATCCCGTGGCGAGGCGAGGCGGAGGCTTAACGCTGTAAAGGTAATATTATAACAGCGTTAATCGCCACTCATTATTTTATTGGTCAATGCATTCTATTGGGACACGTCATCAGGAGACTGTAAACATGTCAAATTTATCGGGCCAAATTATTGCAACACCGGAATTCGAAGTAATTTCTATTGGC